TTTGAAGAGTCTTGACCACTAATTGCTTTAACTTTTAACCCATTAATATAAACAGATTCTGGTGCTTTTCTAGGCTCTCCAGTGCTAGGATTTTTAGATGACGCAATAATTTCTTTAGTAGCATCAGCTTTTCCTTGTTCATAAAAATGACTTGCAAGTTTATCTGCATTCATAGCAGCATACATGGCTTTGTGATACCCAGCTGGATCAGTAACATTTCCGTTTTTGTCAAGGAACTTCCCGACGATATTGTTAATGTCAGATTGAGTTTCAGCAACTTGAGATGGATTTTGAATACCATATCTAAACTTTTTTTCACCAAGATTGAAATCAAAACCTTTGAATTCATTGTTAAACATTTGTTTAGTTTGGTTTTTAAACGCCTCATGCTGCTTAGAGCGCATAGTTTGCTCTTCATTGTATCGATTAAAAAAGTCCATAGCTTTTTGTTGCTCTTGAGTTACGCCTGGTCTCAACTTGATCTCATCGTAATATTTACTTTTTAAGCTATCTAAAAAGTTTCTGGCTTTTCCAATCTCTTCTTTGTATGCGAGTTTTTTCTTTCTGATGTCCCGCTCATCATCTAATTCTTCGTCCCAAGAAAAATCTTCTAATAAAAGATTTATATCTTCGGCATCTAAATAAGGTTTTGTTTTAGAATAATATTCACGTAATAATGCTGTTTCGCTAACATTAGAATAATCAGCATTTAAACGAACATAATCTTCTACAGTACCGCCTGTTTCTTCCATAAAAGCAACAAGCTTTTCAATATTTTCAGGAAGAGGTTTGCCAGATTGCTGTTGTACATCAATGGCATTATTTAATTCATCAACAAGAGTTTCAGATTTTTCTTGTACTTCTTCCTCTGTTATTTCTTGAATTATCGGAGTTTCTTCTTTGTTTTCTTCTCCCACGCTTTGCAATTCCACTTTGGCTTCTTGCCCAACTTCTTTGCTTTTGTCCACTGACTCCAACACGCTGCTCTCTGGCTTTTGTTCTGGAACGGCATCTTCTTGTTTTTTAGTTAAATCTACTTTAATAGGTCCATCATTAACAGATCCTAATTGTTTTGCTTTAGGTTTTTTCATTTTGAAATCACCTTCTTGTTTTACTTCTGTTGACATAATAAAATAATATATAATTAATTAATAGTTTTTATTTTGGGGAAAACTGTTCTAGATTAAACCCACCTAATACATCATTACCTGCTGATTCAAAATTCTTAGGCATTGTATCGTTTTTTCTTTGATCAATTAACTCGCTTTGTTGAGTGCCTTGCATTTTAATTCTTTGATCTTTTCTATTTTCAACAGCATCAACATTTTCTCTTTCTGATTTAGCTTTTATTTTAGCTAATTGCATTTGTTAGTTAAATTCTACTGCCATAAGCTCTTTTTTAATTTGAGCCTCTGTTTGCAGTCTTTGAATTTCAAATTGTGATTTGGCTTGTTCAATGCTAACTTTTTCTTGAGTAAGAGCTTGTTGTTTTTGAACCTCAGCCATTGCTGCTTTTTCGCTAGCTTCAGCGTTTGCTTGAGCCTGAGCTTGTATATTAGCCATTTGCTGCTGTTGCATTGCTTCAGCTTTCTTTTTCTTTCTTAACTTAATCAGCTCATTGGCTAATTTAAAGTTTTTTATTTGTCTCACGTCTATAACATCATCTAAATCAATGCTCCCGCTTTGTAGAGCTATTTGTATGTTTTGCTCTAGTTGTGCTTTTTCTTCTTCATCTGGCTCTAATTCTAAATAAATGCCAAAATCATGTAGGTTTAATAATTCTACTTCTTTTAACACTTCAACATTAAAAGTAGAAATGCTTTGCATTAATGAATTTCTAGTTAAAGGATAATCTAAAACATCATTAATTTTTAAAGATATATTTTCGCAAGTTCTTAGTGTTAAATAATTACTTGCTTGATTAATGTGTCTTGTAGCAACGTTTGAAGCGTTAGCTGCCATTTTTTGAAGCCCAAGTAAAGCATCTTTATCAGGATTACTGCCATCTCTAGCCTCGTTAAGACCTGTCACATCGCGTATCATTTGTAAATAATACTGATACGTTTGTATTAATGATTGAATTTTAGCTTGACCAGATGAAGATGTAAGTTCTTGCACTGGCACTTTACCTCTATTTAAATCACCATCTTGTGTTAAAGATCTACCGACAATACTACCAGTTTGGAAATACATATTTAATGCTTCCGCTGGATTATAATTTGTGCCATTACCAAGATCAACCTCAGCCAAACCGTCCATATCTAAAAATACACCATCAGGTATAACTCTAGACATAACTTGTTGTAGCTTTAAATGCGTTAATTGTATCATGTCTGCAAAACCTGTGATTCTGCTTACAAGTGAATCAATACGACCTTTATATACCCTAGGAGCACATATATTGTAATTCATTACAACTTTAGTTGTATCTGCAAAAGGACGCGTCATGTTTTCTGCTAGCTCCCATTTAAGCATGGTGTTTGTTCCTAAAACTTTAGCTCCACTATATAAAACTTCTATTGTTCTATGTACTCTTTCAAAATTATCATTTGGTGGTGGATTAAAATCGTCAGTTTTTTCTAAAGCTTTTTCTAAACCGCTGTCAGTTTTTTTAATTTTAAAAACTTGATTCATATACGTTTTATATTCAAAATATAACACTTGAACCGTGTTTTCATCATAGTTGCCCCAGCCACTTATATATTGTCTGTTGCCTGGCATTTGTTGTATTCTATATAATTCTTCTTCAGATATATCAGGAAATTCTTTTTTAAGTTCTGGTATTGTTATAGCTTTTACCTCTCCTACATAATAAATATCTTCAAAATTAGGATCTTCTGTATATGAATAAACCATATAAGCTGGATCAACGTAATCTACTTTAACTCCATTTGAAACATTAAAGTTAGTTTTAACAGCAGCAATACCTAAAACAGTTAAATCGTAATTTAATCTTTTGCGGACTTCGTCATATTTGTTATAGTCAAGTATATTATTAATAGCCTCTTCTTCCGCGATTTCAACAGCCTGTTTGTAGTTAAGCTGCATGTGTATTTCAACCTCGTTTTCGTTTTCAGGTAATTGATCTAAAGGAACTCCAGATTTAGATATATCAACACCAGCCATTTCTTTAAACTTAACTATACCAGGTTTGGCATACATGTCATTTATTAAGTTGCTCGCGTAATCAATCCTTTTTTTCAAAGCCTCTGGATCTTGAGCAAATGCTTTTATGTCATAAGTTTTTTGTGATACACCGTTTACAACAATGTCTACAAACTTAGAAATAACTGGTACAGGTTTCCAATCTAAATTTAAATAAGACAAATCACCATTAATAGATAATTCATCTTTATATTTTTGAGTTGATTGTTCTCCTCTTGCGTAAAGTCTTAATTGATGAAAGTTATTCCAATTAGTTTGATAGCGGTTTTGATTTGTTCTACCTTGATCAAACCATTCTTGCTCAATTGCTCTTGATACTTGAAGACCATAATCATAACTGGCCTTTTCAGCATCACTAACAACTTGGCTAGGAAAAGAACTATTTGTATTTGTGTATACCTTCATTTATTTTATTATTTTAGACAAAACGCCAGTGTTGTCGTATCTTTTAATTCCTAAATTGTAAACTTGTTTTTTTATAGGCGAAACTGGTACATATAAATGTTTATTACACGCCATTATCGCAAGTCCAGAGCTTATGGACGCATCATGTTTTGTTCTATTGTTAATATTAAATTTAGCCCAATCCTCTAAAGTTTTTTGAAAATACATATCACCATAACCAGGGTCTAAAAAACCTACATTGTTTTCTATGTATGATTCAATCGCGGCCGCGTGTGCTTGCTTAATATCTTCGCTAGAGTTTGGTATACCACCTATTTCTTTTTCTGTAGTAGATAACTTATTCCACACTCTATCTGGTCTATTCATTGAAAAACCTCTGTAACCTCTTCTTTTAAAATGATATAAAAGTCTAGGTTTATTATTTTCAGCTAGTATTGGCATACCATAAAACACGCACGCCATTAAAACATCTTCAAAAAATATTTCAGCGGTTTGTGGTCTTGATATATATTCTAAAAAAAACATGCTTGGTGGCACATCTTCCATAGAAAATTTAGTAAGACCATGCAAAGATCCATTTGATCCTCTTCCATCTACTGTTCCTGATATATCATACGGGTCACACCCAAACGCTCCACAATGATCGTTGCCGGGATATTTTGTACCATTTTTTACTATAAATCTATTTTGCAAATAAAGTGGTGGTACCCAACTAACATTAAATCTACCGTCTTTGTGTGGTACAAATAAAACTTTGCTATCTTTTTGGCCGTTTTCCCATTGAAAACTTCCAGTGGTTACCATGCTTTTATTATTTACATCTTCGTTATAATCTATTTGCTCATAGATTTTTGTAAGATTAAATAATGATTGTTTTGTTTCATCACGAAAAGCATGTTGCTCCGTTCTTGGAAACTGTCTATAAAATTCATTTAAAGCGTCTTGATCTTGCTTTAAACCATCAACTTCGTTTTGCCAGTAATCAATTACGCCTATATCTATCTTTGATCCGTCTGGTGCTTCAGCTGGCTCTGGCGGCGTGTCAAATACAGGTGCTCCATAAGCGTCAATGTATCCTTCGTAGTTCCATTCCATAGGTATGAACAAAGAATATAATCCCGAGCGAGTCTGTCCATTGGCGTTTCGTTTAGTAACATCTGAATCGTAGTATAGTTTTTTGAAGTTATCCCCACCTTTATCCAATGCATTAGACGTGCTTCCCATCATGCATTTGCCAATGATTCTTGAACCAAGGCGCAATGTTGTTTTAGTTACACGCCAATTATTTAATATATTATTTGGTCTTTCCCATTTTCCGCTTTCGTCGTGAACTAGTAGTTTTAATTTTTCACCATCATAAGAGTTGTCACCAGTGTTTTTCCAGTCAATTGTTGTATCAAGACCTTCTAAGTCTTCAACTTTTTCGTTAGTGTCTAGTTTACGTCTAGTAAATTTTGAAGCAGGCACTCGATATGCTAACTCTGTTTTTGGTCGATCCATACCGTCTTGTATCGGTTTAAAGAAAAACGGATAGTTAACAGATATTGGCACTACTTTGTCAGTGAACATTTTTTTAGCATCAGGACCAGACTTTGATAATATACCATAACGGCTGTCACTAGATATTGTAGCTTGATTTACCACTTCACCTGAAGCCATAAATGAAAAACCAGATCGACGGTTTTTAAGATAACACATACCGTAGCATCTAGCGTCGGCTTTACAAGCCTCCCAAAATATATAAAATAATCTATTTGCTTCTCTAAAATCTGGCTTACCTACGTCAATTTTACTCCACTGTAAATACATATAGTGAGTTCCAGTTATATAAGTTGGCTTGCCATTATTGTAAAACCAAAAACCTTCATCACGGCGCTTAAATTCATTATCAATATAATCGTACCATTTTTCTTGAAACTCTTGCGGATAATTTCTCCAGTCAAAAACAGTTTTTATTTTACTTAATTCTTTTGGGTATTCTGTGTATTCCCACTTATCAGAATTAAACTCATGTACATCGTTTTCTTTTGGTAAAGCAATAGTTAAACCCTGTATTTTATATATCTCACCTATTTTTCCAGTTTTACTAATTACAACTACGTCATGGTCTTTGTTGTATCCATATTCCCACTTATTGTAGCGATTTAGTTTACTAATTACTTTAGGATTAATATGATCTTTTACGATTTTATATAAAACTTGCTCGTACATTACCTTGATCTTCCTTCGGCAAACCCTTTAAACGTTTTAGATTTTTCTTCTTCTTGCTCTTTGGGTTTATCATTTAGCATATTTTCTTCTTCTTGTATTCTGTTTAGAATTTCAAAAGCGTCAAACACTGCTAGTTTTTTTGTGGCGGCTGCGTTTTTAAGTCTATCAGCTGAAATATCATCACCTGAGTCAACGATCTTTCCTTGTGCAACCTTTATTAATTCTTCAACTGCTTTTTGCCCAGCTTGGATTATTTTCA